TAGTTAAAACTAGTTAGTTAAAACTAGTTATTTACGTCTGCGTATTTGGCTGTCCATTTATCGACAGTCGAGTACGTTAAAGCTGAAGTAATCTTATTTCTAAGAATTACATCAAAATTACTTCCTTTGTTAACCTTTTTCTTATTAAACAAATTTTGTTTAATTGGAAGACCTCTCAATTGATTCATAAGCTTTCTACAAAAGAAATTCTTATTATCATTTGAAACAATAGGTTTAGAAATAAATCTACCGAATTTTATACCAAAATTACAAAACTCATTTGTATGAGTTTTGCTATGAAGGTATGAATCAAATTCTTCGTCAGAATATGGACCAATGATGTTTTTTACCTTTAAAGGTAACCATCGATCTATAAGACTAACAGTTTTTGATTCCTCAATTCCCCAACGCAACTCAAGGATTCTTTTTAGTCGATTTCTATCGACTAGGAGATCTCTGAACGTAGAAGGGAATTCTGAGAGAAAAATTGGTCTACAAGGTTTCCCATAAATCCAGTCGGTTCCACAACTTTCTCTTACAAAACCATTATAATATGATTTTTCAAGATTAAGTTGAAAACCAGCTCTATTAAATGTGGAAATGATCTTTTCGACATAACGTTTTCGTACAATTATGTCGTCACCGAATATAGAAAAGTCGGTTTTAGGATCACAATTCCCATTAATAGCCTTAACTACACCATAAGTAAGTGCAGTAAAAATGGCGGATTCAAGTGCAAAAGTGTATCCATTACCCATAGAAGAAATCTTTTCGTAAGAAATCGTTTCTCCATTAAGAGTCCCAGAAGGGGACCTTAATTTCATGAGGTAGGAATACCAATTAGGTGGCAATAGGATTTCAACTAATTTTGTTGAAATACTATCTGAGGCAGCTTTTAAATCTAATGTTACATAAGAATTTAAAGAACTGTCTAACGAACCTAATCTAGCAAATTGTCTATTCTTATCTTGAGAGTCTAAATCGACATCCCAACGTTTTAGTCTTGAACGGATAAAACCGTCAACACCAAGTTGAAGAAATAGGTTCATTGCTGGTTCAATTGCTATAGAACGCTCAGTAAGAGCGTTCTTAGGGACGAAAGTAATTTTATTTCCTGGAACAATTGTGAATAAAGACTGTATAAATTTCTTTTGATCGATAATTACATGCATAGGAATATTATTCTTATTTCTGTAATCATCTTCGAGGAAACCTAACCATCTTTTATCACTTTTGATCAAGAAAATAGCATACGGGAGAGCAAGTTGAGTACAGGAGTATGGCCAATTTAGATATTTATTATAAATATCGATTTGACCCCCTTGTGTATCAAGATTGGCTCCCGGACCATGACGTGACCATTTCGTCAAGATTTCATGAGTGGGACAATTGTTTCCTAACAGCTTTTCTAGGAAACCTTTGGCATTCGTGAAAACTTCTGTCTGGAATTCAGTTTTCGAGGCTACAAGATCTCTATAACCGGAAAGGTTATAGTCATGACAAGCAGTCTCAGCATCTAGGAATTTTCCTATAGCCGCTGCTTGACGAAGGTCTTTATCTCCTTTAAACTGAAATCTAGAAAGAAGGGCAGAGATTTGGTATTTAGCTCTTCTAAGAGCTAAAGAATCAGAATTATTGGGGGAATTACAAAACTGTAGCCCCCACTCTTCGGATAAGATTCGATAAGCATAAACATCTCTCTCACGAATAATAAGAGAGATAAGGTTTAAATTATCGGCTCCCAAAACGTCTGCAAGGTCATAAGCTAAGGCCGAAAGAACCTTCCAAGGATAATCCTCGGGGATTCTAATGGTGTTACAAGAACATTCATAGCCTTTTTGCTTCTTTGTTTTACCTTTGAAGGAAACAGTACATTTCATACGTTTAATCTCCAATTTATTAATTACTTAATTAAATTTTTCCGGAAAGAGAAAATCTAATATATATAAAATATATAGAAATAAATTCTCTAAATGGATAATGAATTCTAAAATAATGTCTTTCATTAGATCATTTGCTGATCTACGAGAGGTATCATAACAGAATCATCGGAGAGTAAAGCGACAGCTCTCATACGAAGTTCGAGAGCTTCAGAAGCTGTAATACCGACGGGAAGAGAAAAATTCACGTCAATAATTGCAGGTGCTGTAACCTCAGTGGTAGAATCGACTCCAGGTACAAGAATGTCATGGGTAAATTTAATGGCTGATTTAGCCATACCCTTGAAATTTCCTGAAACCTTAGGAAAAGTTCTGTACAGTCCAATCTTGTCACGAAGATTAATCAGATGATTTTCGGAAATATATTCCGAGCGATTCTGATACTCATCGAAACGAGTGTAGAGTATTTCTACATCGGCTGTAGTCCCACCATCATTGTCATCATCGACTGATAACGTAATTGTATTCGGTTGCATGATCGTACTCCTACGAATGTTACGGTTTATAATGTTGAATATAATTTAAGTTAAAATTATATTTTTGATTATAATACCAAGGTCTAAAAGTTTAAGTGGATCTAAAGATACATTCCAAGAAGGAAGAATAGCTCTAGATGGTGAAGGAGTTCTAGTTTTAACAACAACAAGCTTATTTGCAGCTGCTGGACTGGCGGAACCATTATGATTAATAAATTGGTAACTACCATAAGTTCCAGGAGCTAAAGTAAGACCAGTTATTGTACTAGAATACAGTGTTTCGTCTAAAGAGACGACCCACGAGGCTAATGCTTTTACTCCCGGTTTGGGAGTCCAAGCAAGCAGGGTATCACCAGCATTTACAAACCAATCTATTATGAATGAATAGGGACAAAGATCCCAGAGAGTTTCGGCAATTAAGCCAACTCCACATTGATTCATCAAAGATTGAGGATCTAAATGACAGAGGACACCTGCTCTCATTGTAACTTTACGTTTAGCCAATTGTTGGTAATGTAAAGTTCCAATGTTGTTGGCATGGCTGAAATACGTAGAACTTCCAGAAGAAGAAGTTGAAACTTCTTTATCTGTTTTACCTCTATAAGTTTGACGTTCGACGTGTTTAGAAACATCATTAACAATTTCTAACACGCCTTTTGCATCATAATATAAAGGTCTGAGGTTATAACGTGCGTTCATATAGACATCTTCAAGATTTTTGAGCGTGAGCAATTTTCGTAAATAACGTAAATCAGCTCTTTTAACGGCTCTATGTATTTTATATACACCTTTAAGAATATCTACCATACCAGAAACAGTTCCATTAAGTTCTGCTAACATTCCAAGTAACAATATTTTGGAGTCAGCAGTGTTGGCCCATGCAGCAGAAACTGCAATATCTTGCAGAGAATCTGTATCTATAGTGGGTTTGGCGGGAAGAGGTAAAAGTGAAAGGACAGAACGTGTCCCATTCACCGAAACCTGCCTCCAATCAATCCACCTAGCTGGCGTACATCCATATATCTGTATCATATAAGATATATTGATGTTAGTTACGCCATCATGGACAAAGGTCTCTGTTTTCGTCATAGGGTTGTTAAAAATATGACCCTGAGAACGAAGAACATGATAACCGGGTGTTACCACATCGGTCATGGAGGAGTCATACGTCTGGTAAGCTATACCAGAAGTTTGATCATTCCAAATATAATCGAGTGGACCCGGTCCTGATGTACAGGTACCTACGGGATCCGAAAGCCTACCATTCATTTTAACTGGTATAGCTTCAAGAAGTTCGTACTTATTTCTAGTACGAGTATAAGGAACTGGATAAGTCATACAACCTCCTAACGGAGACTGTATGCGTAACTTTTAGCCTCCAAAATTACGGGTTAATCGTGTTATCCATCAGAAATAATATTCTGTATTGTATAGGATATAATACACGATATGTAAAGGAAGAAATCTTCCATAATCTT